TTGCACAAATCAATGATGCTAATGGCAATACATGGTAGAGAGAACTGAGCGCCATTCGCTACCTCTTTATTCAAGTAACCTGTTGTAGTGACAGTAGCAACTGGGTCCGTAGTATTGATATAAGCCACGCTTGGCAAAGTACCTACCAATCCTGTTTGACTTGTAATTACGCTTATAATAGCCATTTTCTCTCATCCTTAAGTTAGCTTCTTCCCTAATGAAGGCCATATTATTTAAAGAAATCCAGCAACAAACTCTTCCTGAGTAAAGGCAGGATTTGACTTTTCCATCTAATTATAATCTTACCATAATTCAACCAATTTTTTAGATAAATCAATGGCCCTTACCTTCGTCTTCTAGCCGCTAAATAACCACATTGAGTGGAAGTTCCACCAGCAAAGACGCACTCAGTAACTAAATATACTGTAGTGGTTGCATTTAAACTAAATCGTTGAGATGGCGCTACTAACCCGTATTGAGAAACTCCCGCTGCGACTAGATGATTTAGACCAGAAACCAAAGAGAAATCCGGGAATGTGGCTGAAGTTGAACTAAGACCACAATAACCAGCCGTCAATGCATTTGCCGAATTGAGAATAAGTACATTACCCCATACATCCCAGTCACCAGCTGTCAAAGAAATGCTTGTTAGATTAGTGACTGTCGTTGTGCTTATGGATGTAGCGCTTCCTAATACAACTTGCGAGCTTATAAATTCACCAACATACCCTGCCAATGGATTATTCGCTGCTGCAACCCCTTGAATCAAAACCGATGCCGCTGATCCTTTTACATTTAATACGAGTCCTACATTAGAGTCACTTCCTGCTGCGGTAAATCCTGGATAACTTCCTGTAGCACTATTTCCCATTTGTACATAGTTCACAGCTGATGCAGTTGGACTAAAAACTTCCATGGTATTGCCATTAGCATCATTGATTTGTGCAATTTTTGGAGTTGTAATTGTTGGGCTTGTCGCTAATACAAATCCATTACTACCTGTAACGTTTTGACCAAGAGCGGTTTGCACTCCTGTTCCAAAACTTGTAATCCCTGTACCGCCATTTGCAATCGTTAAAGGGTT